ACGGCAACCGAAATGCCCCACCGGACTGATGTTTTCACCATAGGCCCTTGGAGCCATAGTTATTGGACATGAAAATCCTGCTCGAAATTTAAAGTAAAGATTAAGAATCAGGCTGGTTGTTTCTGCAGGGAGAGTGAGCATCGTCGTGTGGTTCTGCCTGCAATGTAGAGTCGCCACCAGGTTTTTAGCATGTGTGGGGTGACTCCTAGTTCGGCGGCTATTGCCGCC